GCACCGACAGCACCGACAGCACCGACAGCACCGACAGCACCGACAGCACCGGCAGCGATGTTACAGACGCAGCAAAAGTAAAAACGGGAGCGGGCACAACGGGTGAGCGGGTATCAGTAGAAACGCTGGCAACCCTGCATGTTGACGCACTACATGCCACGCGCAACGAACCGGTATCCATCGTTGAGCCCGGTGTGATTATCCGCGTATCCGAAAAGGATGCAGACGAGCTGATCGCAAAGGGGCTGGCTCGCGAAGTCTGAAGGGGGCCACATGGCTGATTTCGATAATCTCTTTGATGAGGCCATGTCGCGAGCTGATGGCACTATCCGCAGTGTGATGGGCACAGAGGCAAAGGTGATGTCAGGGGTATTGTCTGGCATCACGCTGGTCGGTGTTTTTGATGATCCAGAAAACATCGGTTATGCCAGTGCCGGGATTCGTGTTGAAGGTACCAGCCCGACGCTGTTTGTTAAAACCTCCACTGTCAGCCAGCTGCAGCGCATGGACAAACTGACGATTAACGGGCGGCAATTCTGGGTGGATCGTGTTGGTCCGGATGACTGTGGATCCTGTCACATCTGGCTGGGTAACGGCTCTCCGCCAGCTTCTTCTCGTCGCCGTTAAGGAGCGCCTATGTCAATAAAAGGCCTTGAACAGGCGATAGAAAACCTTAACAGCATCAGTAAAACGGCTGTCCCGCGTGCGTCGGCGCAGGCTGTTAACCGCGTGGCAAACCGGGCCGTCAGCCGCAGCGTGGCAGTCGTATCAAAAGATACGCGCGTACCGCGAAAACTGGTAAAGCAACGTGCCAGGGTGAAGCGTGCCACGGTCAATAAACCTCGCGCGCTTATCCGTGTAAACCGGGGCAATTTACCGGCTATTAAACTCGGTACCGCAAGCGTGCGACTTTCCCGCAGAAAACGGGACAAGAAAGGGGTCAACAGCGTTCTGCGTATAGGGCCGTTCCGTTTTCCGGGCGGTTTTATCCAGCAGCTTAAAAATGGCCGCTGGCATGTCATGAGGCGGACGTCAAAACCCCGTTACCCCATTGAAGTGGTCAGCATCCCGCTGGCAGCTCCATTAACTACGGCGTTTAAAGAAGAACTGCCAAAGCTTATGGAGTCAGATATGCCCAAAGAACTCCGGGCATCCCTTACCAACCAACTCAGGTTAATTCTGACACGATGAAACACAGCGATATTCGCAAGGTGATTATTGACGCGCTGGAGAGCGCGATTGGTACTGACGCCATTTATTTTGACGGCAGACCTGCAGTGCTCGAAGAGGGTGATTTTCCCGCTGTTGCCGTTTACCTGACAGATGCGGAATACACCGGGGAAGAACTGGACGCCGACAGCTGGCAGGCCATTCTGCATATCGAAGTCTTTCTTGAGGCTCAGGTACCTGATTCTGAGCTGGATGACTGGATGGAGACGCGAGTGTATCCGGTTCTCGCAGAGGTTCCGGGGCTTGAATCCCTTATCACCACAATGGTTCAGCAGGGCTATGACTACCAGCGCGATGACGATATGGCGCTGTGGAGTTCTGCGGACCTGAAATATTCCATTACTTACGACATGTGAGGACCCTATGGCCACACCAAACCCGCTGACACCAACAAAAGGTGCTGGTACCACCCTCTGGGTTTACACCGGAACCGGAGATCCATACGCCAATCCGCTTTCAGACGTTGACTGGCTGCGCCTGGCAAAGATTAAAGACCTGCAGCCCGGCGAACTGACAGCTGAATCGGAAGATGACACCTACATTGATGATGAGAATGCCGACTGGACATCAACGATGCAGGGGCAGAAATCAGCCGGCGAAACCAACCTGACGCTCGCGTGGATGCCGGGAGATTCCGGCCAGCAGGACCTGGTGACCTGGTTCGATGAGGGCACCGTGAGGGGATATAAAATCAAATACCCAAATGGTGTCGTCGATGTGTTTAAGGGCTGGGTGAGCAGCCTCGGTAAAACCATCACTTCCAAAGAGGTCATGACCCGCACGGCCAAAATCACCAACAACGGCAAACCATCGCTGGCAGAAGACAGCGGTACCGCGCCGATTGCAGTCACGGGGATCAGCCTGGATAAATCCACTGCGGCCGTGGCGATTGCGGCCACAACGCAACTGGTGGTGTCTGTCCTGCCAGCAAGTGCGTCAGATAAATCCTTCCGCGTAGCCAGCTCTGATCCTTCAAAAGCAACGGTCACAGTCAACGGCAATACCCTGACCGTCACCGGGGTAGCTGCGGGCACCGTCGAAATCATCGGCATGAGCAATGACGGTAACTTTGTGGCGATCTGCAAAGTCACTGTTTCCTGATAACCGGGGCGTGAGCCCCGTTCCCACCTGGAGTAAATATGTTTCTAAAGAGCGAACTGCTTGAAAGCAACGGCAGCAGCGTCACATTGTTCCAGCTTTCGGCGCTGCAGCGTATTGAATACCTCGAATACCTGAAGCAGCTGGAGGCAGTTGAAGCAGGCGATTTTCAGGCAGCCATCACCCTCACCGTAAAAAGTGGGGCGTTCCTCGTGGCGATGTCGCTATGGCACGGCCACGAACTGAAAGGCTCCCAGGGAGAAAATGCGGCGGCGGAAGTGGCAAAGATTCAGGATGAGGTCATGCAGTCATGGCCAACCGAACTTGTTGCCGAAGCGGAATATAAGGTGAAACTCCTGTCCGGGATGATTGCGCCGGTAACTGATGACCAGGCAGCATCCGGCGAAGAAGGTAATGAACCCGCTGAACCCGCTACTGCGGAAAAGTCCTCGCCAGTGAGCTGAATTTTGCCATGAAACTGGCGCGTGAGTTCGGTCGCCCGGACTGGCGTGCCATGCTTGCTGGCATGTCCTCAACGGAGTATGGCGACTGGAAAATCTTCTATCAGGACAATTACTTTCATGATGTGCAGCTGGACGCTCACTTCTCCGGCTTGCTCTACACCATCTCAACCCTGTTTTTTGCCGATCCGGAGTTAACCCCGGACAGTTTCAGCATTCTTAATACTGCACCGGAACCCATCGACATTGATGAACCGGATGACAATACGCTGATGGCGAAGGCTGCAGGTATTTCAGGAGGCGTGCGCTATGGCCCAGACGGCAGTCGGTGATCTGGTCGTTAACCTTGACGTTAACTCGTCGAAATTCAGCGAGCAGCTTAACTACGTCAAAAAAGAATTAAAACAGACCGGCAATGCGGCAAACGACGAAGCGTTACGTATCCAGCAGTCCTTCAGCCGCCAGGAGAACGCCGCGCGTAAGGCCGGTATTTCAGTGGGTCAGTATAACGCCGCAATGCGTATGCTCCCGGCGCAGTTTACCGATGTGGCCACGCAGCTGGCAGGTGGGCAGAACCCCTGGCTGATTCTTCTTCAGCAGGGTGGCCAGGTTAAGGACTCCTTTGGCGGGATCATTCCGACATTCCGGGCGTTGCTGGGGACGATTTCCCCGTTGATGGTCGGCATTGGTGCATTGTCCGTTGCAACGGGCGCGTTGTTCTATGCCTGGTACCAGGGCTCTTCCACTCTGTCTGATTTCAACAAAACGCTGGTACTGTCGGGGAACACAGCCGGACTGACAGCTGACCGCATGCTGGCACTAGCGCGGAACGGGCAGGCAGCGGGGCTGACCTTCAACCAGACCAGTGAAGCCCTGACCGAGCTTATCAACGCGGGTGTGCGTGCTGGCTCGCGCTTTGATGACATGAGCCAGGCGGTGGCGCGGTTTACTGATGCCTCCGGCGTGCCGGTGGAGAAGGTCGCTGCAGCCTACGGCAAGCTCGCAACGGACCCGACATCGGGTCTTATCGCGATGGCTCAGCAGTTCCACAATGTTACCGCAGAACAGATTGCCCATGTGGCACAGCTGCAGCGTGCCGGTGATGAGGCTGGCGCACTGCAGGCGGCTAACGAGGCTGCGACTGCCGGATTTAACGATCAGACAAAAGCCATCCGCGACAATATGGGGACGATTGAATCTTCAGCGGACTCCCTGAAGCGTGCCTTCAAGTCGATGTGGGATGCAGCCCTCGATATTGGCCGACCTGACACCGCGCAGGAGATGGTGGCAAAAGCCGAAGCCGCGTTCAAAAAAGCCGATGAAATCTGGAATCTGCGTAAAGGTGACCGTTATGTGAATGATGAGGCCCGCGCCCGATTCTGGAATGACCGAGAAACGGCCAGGCTGGCGCTGGACATGGCGCAGCAGCAGGCGGGAATTGCCAGGGCGAATGAAGAGAATGCATCGCGCGAAGCGGCTGCAGAATCTGATCGCCAGAAGTATGCTGCACAGGCACAGGCAAACTATGCCAAAACGCAGACGGCACTGGAAAAATATACGGCCAGGCAGAGCGAGCTTAACAAGGCGCTGAAGGAGGGGCGGATCCTCCAGGCTGACTACAACATCAACCTGGCTGTCGCGAAAAAAGAGTACGAAGACACCCTTAAAAAGCCGAAGAAAACCCCGGCTATCAGAACCCCCGCAGGTGCCCGTGCAACCGATACGGCCAGCGCCCAGACGCTGGAGCTGCAGTCACAGCTGCGCACCCTGCAGGAGCATAAGAGCATCAATGACACCATCAGCCAGCAGCGTCAGGAGCTGTGGCGTCAGCAGTCACGTTTTACGGTTCTGGAAGAGTCCGCGAAGACCCGGACGCTTTCTGCCGAGGAAAAATCCCTGCTGGCCAGTAAAAGCGAGGTGCTTTCCCGTGCGGAGCTGAATGCGAAGCTCGGCGACCAGATAGTGGCGCAGGAGCGGCTTAATCGCCTGCAGGATACGTCCCAAAAGTACGTCACGCAGATCGGCGAGAAAACCCGTGCCCTGGCGGAAAGTGCTGGTATAAGCAGTCGTGCAGTACAACGCCGCAATGAAGAGGCCCAGCTTCTTCAGGGCTGGAAAAATGGTGGAGGTTCCGAAAACGATGCCGGTTATCAGAATGAGCTGCAGGGGCTGCATGCGTATTACGCCGAGCAGGATAAGCTTCGGGGTGACTGGCAATCCGGAGCCAAATCCGCATGGGCAGATTATGTTGATTCTGCTTCTGATGCTTATGGCCAGATGAAGTCGTTTGCCAGCAGTACGTTTGATGGCATTGGGCAAAATATGGCTGACATGCTGACGCGCGGGAAGGCTGACTGGGGTGACTTTACCCGATCCACACTCTCCATGCTGACACAGATCCTGATGAAGCAGGCGATGGCCGGTCTGGTGGATTCAGCGACAAGCGCGCTGGGATTTGCAGGTGGCGGTTATACCGGCTCAGGCGGGAAATATGAACCTGCAGGTGTCGTTCACCGTGGTGAATTTGTTTTCACCAAAGAGGCTACCAGCCGGATCGGAGTCGGCAATCTTTACCGGATGATGAAAGGGTATGCCACGGGTGGGTATGTCGGGGGCGGTGGTACAGGTCCAGCTGCAGCACCTTTCGGTGTCAGTGTATATGCCCCGGTGACGGTCGAAAATGCTTCCGGTAACGCACAGCAGCAAAACGACGGAGACAGGCTGGGTAAGGCGTATCAGCAGGTGATTAACAAATCTGTCAACGATGGTATCGCCAGGGCAATCCAGCCCGGTGGGCTTATCTGGAATGCTACCAATCGCAGGTAACAGTTATGACGATAGAAACATTCTCCTGGGGGATTAAGGTCTCCAGCCAGCCCTCAGAGGGAAGCAAAGACACAGTCAGGAAGGTCCAGTTCGGCGACGGGTACGCACAGGTTAGCGGCTCAGGTCTGAATGACGAGATTCGCACCTATGAGTTTTCCTTTTCCGGTGATCCGACTACTGCGAATGAAATTCATGCCTTCCTTCGGCGGCATAAAGTGAAGTCGTTTATTTTCACTCCCCCTTTTGGCGACATGGCGCTGTGGCGTGTCGAGGCTGACAGCCTCAAAAAGGTGGTTAAAAACGTAAAAGTGATAACCGTAACCGCAACGTTTGAACAGGCATTTGCACCATGAGTCTTAATGCTGATTATCAAAAGCTTGAGCCGGGCAATGAAGTCCGGCTTTTTTCTGTCGATGGCACAGCGTTCGGTATGTCAGATGTGCTCCGCTTCCACGCACATAATATCGCACATACCCCGGAAGAGATTGAAGCTGCAGGCGGGGATGAGAATAAACTTCCGGCGAAGTCCATCTGGTGGCAGGGGGAGGAGTATAAAGCCTGGCCGTGTCAGGTTGAGGGTATTGAAGCGACCACGGACGGTACCAGCCCACAACCAAAACTGAGTGTGGCGAACCTGGACAGCTCGATCTCAGCGCTCTGTCTGGCGTATGACGATCTGCTGCAGGCTAAAGTCAGTATCCACGACACGCTGGCACAGTATCTGGACGCCAGAAATTTTCCGCAGGGCAATCCCACCGCAGACCCGTCACAGGAAAAGCTGAAGGTCTTTTATATCGATGCCAGAAGCACCGAGACGGATGAAGTTGTCGAATTTACGCTATCCAGTCCGATGGATTTACAGGGCCAGATGATACCGACGCGGCAGCTGCATTCGTTATGCAGCTGGTGCATGCGGAACAAGTACCGGACCGGCGACGGCTGCGACTATGCCGGAACGCGCTATTTCGACAAAAACAATAATCCGGTTGACGATCCCTCGCTGGATGTCTGCAACGGCACGCTGACGGCCTGCAAGCTCCGGCACGGAGACAGCAACCAGCTGCCGTTCGGCGGTTTCCCAGGTACATCTCTCATCAGGAGCTGATATGCGCCAGAAAACCATTGATAACATCATGGCACACGCTGCAGCGGAATATCCGCGCGAGTGCTGTGGCCTGGTGGCACAGAAAAGCCGGGTTGAGCGCTATTTTCCCTGTCGTAACCTCGCAGCAGAGCCGACTGAACATTTTCACCTGTCCCCCGAAGATTACGCAGCGGCAGAAGACTGGGGGACGGTGGTGGCCATTGTTCACAGCCATCCTGATGCGACGACGCAGGCCAGCGAGCTGGATAAGGCACAGTGTGATGCAACGCTGCTGCCCTGGCATATTGTGAGCTGGCCAGAGGGGGATTTACGTACCATTCAGCCACGCGGGGAGCTGCCATTGCTGGAGCGTCCGTTCGTCCTTGGCCACTTCGATTGCTGGGGCCTGGTAATGAGCTATTTCCGGCAGACCCACGGTATCGAGCTCCACGATTACCGCGTCGATTATCCCTGGTGGGAAAACGGCTACCCGGACAATTTTTATCAGGAGTGCTGGTACGAGTGCGGATTCAGGGAGTTTGACGGCACGCCCCAAGAAGGCGATCTGGTCATCATGCAGGTGCAGGCCGATAAGTGGAATCACGCTGGGATATTGCTGGAAGGTAACATGCTGCTGCACCATCTTTACGGGCATCTGAGCCAGCGCGTGCCCTATGGTGGCTACTGGCAGGAAAGAACAATGAAGATTCTTCGTTACAAATCGCTGTGTTAACCTTTTGGTAAAACATAAGGGGATAGGTATATGAAAAAATTCATGTTGGTGATAGGGATTATTAGTACAGCTGGTTGTTCTGTGAGTTCGCTTGAATCACAGCACCCCATATTTTCTGGTCATTCACAAAAAAACGTTGATCAACTTAATAGATGCATAGCGCCGAAGTGGGTTGAATTGCGGTCATCAAGTACAAGCATTCCTACCGAGACTGGCTATAAAATAACGGCCTCCGATGACATATTTGGGGCATTATCAGTAGTTAAAATCGATACATCATCCACTGGCGGCAGTGATGTTAAGGTTTATGCAGTCGCGAAAGGATGGAATGACCACTGGGGAAAAGCAGCTCGTTCGTGTCTATGAAGTATTTACGTTGACCACCTTAGGGTGGTTTTTTTATATCGGAGATAAATATGCCAGAGGTCATGACCAGAATTGAGCTTGGCGGTGTACTTGGAAAAACGTTCGGTAAAGTTCACCACCGGCTGATTTCCCGCGTGAGCGAGGCGGGAGTTGCTCTCGCAAAGACCATACCTGGATTCGAGCAGTTTATGATCTCCAGCCAGCTCCGTGGGCTCACTTATTCAGTGTTTAAGGGTAAGAAAAACATCGGTGTGGATGACCTCGGCTTCCCGGTTACCGGCGATGTTATCCGCATCGTCCCGGTAATCATTGGCAGCAAAAAAGCGGGTTTACTGCAAACAATCTTGGGGGCTGTACTGGTCGTTGTCGGTGTAGCTGTCGGCTACTTTTCGGGTGGTACGTTGTCAGCTGCTGGATATGCGGCCGCTAAATTGGGTGCCGCGATGATGATTGGAGGGGTTGTCCAGATGCTCTCCCCTCAACCAGCTGGGCTGGCCAGCAAACAGAGCTCAGATAACCGCGCCTCATACGCGTTCGGCGGAGTCACAAACACTGCTGCGCAGGGCTATCCGGTACCGCTTCTTTATGGTCGCCGACGCATAGGCGGCGCGATTATTTCAGCGGGTATTTACGTTGAGGATCAACAATGAAGAAATATTTAAGATTGACCATTTCAGGCCTGCATCGTGTTGATGAAGGAATCCTAATCGGCGGAAATGCGGCAGTAATAGTAAACCGTGGCGGAGAGGTTATTTGTCGCGAGAAGTTTTCTGGCAAAGTTTCTGATAAATATTCAAAGCTATATGAAGTTGAAGATACCGGTATTCCAGTATCAGTAACGTCTTCCAGTGATTGTCAGTTTTTCAAAGCAGAAGCTGATTTTGTAAACCCATTTAGCGAAACAAATATCTGATTAATTTTCTCTTGCAATAAGCCACCTCAGGGTGGCTTTTTTTATGGGCGCAATATGGCTACATCTACTCCGATTAGAGGCCGCAAGGGCGGCAGCTCAAGTTCCCGCACCCCGACTGAACAACCAGACGACCTCCAGTCCGTAGCGAAGGCCAAAATTCTTGTTGCGCTGGGAGAGGGGGAATTTGCAGGACAGTTGACGGCGAAAGATATCTTTCTCGACGGCACGCCACTGGAGAATGCAGACGGATCGCAAAACTTCAGCGGCGTGGCGTGGGAATTTCGCCCGGGGACTCAGGCACAAAAATACATTCAGGGTATCCCCGGTACCGAAAATGAAATCAGCGTGGGCACCGAAGTATCAAGCACCACTGCCTGGACGCACACCTTTACGAACACGCAACTGTCAGCCGTTCGCCTGCGCCTCAAGTGGCCATCGCTTTTTAAACAGGAGGACGATGGCGATCTGGTTGGCTATTCAATTAACTACGCTATTGATCTACAGACCGATGGCGGCACCTGGCAGACGGTACTTAATACCAGCGTAACCGGCAAGACAACTTCCGGCTACGAACGCAGCCATCGCATTGACCTACCGCAGGCAGGCAGCACATGGACGGTGCGCCTGCGTAAGCTAACGGCGGATGCCAACAGCGCGAAAATTGGTGACACGATGACGCTGCAGAGCTATACAGAGGTCATTGACGCCAAACTGCGTTATCCAAATACCGCGCTGCTGTACATCGAATTCGACTCAAGCCAGTTTAACGGCTCTATCCCGCAAATATCCTGCGAACCGCGAGGGCGTGTAATCCGCGTTCCGGATACGTATGACCCGGAGACCCGCACCTATAGCGGCACATGGACGGGGGCGTTTAAGTGGGCGTGGACGGATAATCCAGCCTGGATTTTTTACGATCTGGTGGTGAGCGACCGCTTTGGGCTGGGCAATCGCCTGACGGCGGCCAATATTGATAAATGGACGCTTTACCAGGTCGCGCAATATTGCGATCAGCCGGTTCCTGATGGTAAAGGCGGTAGCGGCACTGAGCCTCGCTATACCTGCAACGTGTATGTGCAGGAGAGGAATGACGCCTATACCGTGTTACGAGATTTTGCGGCGATATTCCGGGGCATGACTTACTGGGGTGGCGATCAAATCGTTGCGCTGGCGGATATGCCCCGCGATGTGGATTACAGCTACACGCGTGCAAACGTGGTTGATGGCCGGTTTACATATTCGGGCAGCACCACGAAAACCCGCTATACCACAGCACTGGTTTCCTGGTCCGATCCGGGTAATGCCTACGCGGATGCGATGGAGCCTGTATTTGAACAGGATCTCGTTGCTCGCTTTGGCACAAACCAGCTCGAAATGACAGCCATTGGTTGTACCCGGCAGTCAGAGGCAAACCGTAAGGGGCGCTGGGGTATCCTGACCAATAACAAGGATCGCATCGTGTCGTTCGATGTTGGTCTTGACGGCAAGATCCCACAGCCTGGTTATATCATCGCGGTTGCCGATGAGCTGCTTTCCGGAAAAGTGATGGGAGGGCGCATCAGCGCGGTTAACGGTCGCGTTATCACGCTTGATCGTGATTCGGCAGCCGCACCCGGAAGCCGCCTTATGGTTAACCTACCGTCCGGCGCATCGCAGAGCAGAACGATACAGAGCGTAAACGGCCGGGCCGTCACCGTGACAACGGCATACAGCGAAACACCTTCAGTGGAATCGGTGTGGATTGTCGAGTCCGAGGAGCTTTACGCGCAGCAATATCGCGTTATCAGCGTCACGGACAATAATGACGGAACTTATTCGATTTCTGGCGCTTTTCACGATCCGGATAAATATCCGCGTATCGATACTGGTGCCATTATCGACCAGCGGCCAATAAGTGTTATTCCGCCGGGTAACCAGTCGCCGCCTGCGAACATCGTGATCAGCTCGTTTTCCGTGGTGCAGCAAAATATTAGCGTCGAAACGATGCGCGTGAGCTGGGACCAGGCGCAGAACGCCATCGCATATGAAGCGCAATGGCGCCGCAACGACGGGAACTGGGTTAACGTGCCGCGCAGCTCAACCACGACATTCGACGTCCCGGGAATTTATGCCGGGCGCTACCTGGTGCGCGTACGCGCAATCAATGCTGCAGAAATCTCGTCCGGATGGGGCTATTCAGAAGAGAAAACGCTGACGGGTAAAGTGGGCAATCCACCGAAGCCGGTGGGTTTCATCGCGTCTGAAAACGTGGTGTTCGGTATCGAGCTGAACTGGGGGTTCTCGGCCAATACGGACGATACACTGAAGACGGAAATTCAGTACAGCCTGACCGGTACTGAGGACGATGCGATGTTGCTGGCCGATGTGCCATACCCGCAGCGTAAATATCAGCAGATGGGCCTTAAAGCGGGGCAGATTTTCTGGTACCGCGCACAGCTGGTTGACCGAACCGGTAACGAGTCCGGTTATACCGGCTGGGTTCGTGGGCAGGCAAGTATCGATGTTTCTGATATTACCGATGTGATCCTGGAGGACATCAAAGGGTCTGAGACGTTCAAGGACCTGATCGAGAATGCCGTTGATACCAACGAAAAAATTGCTGGTATGGCTAATGATATCCTGCAGGCGAATAATGAGCTCGAACAGCAGGCGCTGAAGATAGCCCAAAACGCCCAGGACATCGGGCAGGTTCAGACCGATGTGAAGGAACTGGAAAGTAACGTTGGGGATGTGTCGTCATCTCTGTCTCAGCTAGAGCAGACCGTTGCGACGGCTGATACCGCCCTGGGCCAGCGAATCGACAACATCAGCGTTTCTATGGACGGCATGACGGGCGGGGTGAAGAACTCAGCCATTGCCATTATCCAGAACGGGCTGGCGCAGGTGGCCACGCGTAAAACCCTTTCTGCATCGGTCGCCGGCAACAGCGCGAATCTGGACCGCATTGATGAAGTGATTGTCAACGACAGGGAGGCAACGGCGCGCTCGCTGCTGAGCCTGCAGACGGACGTTAACGGCAACAAGGCATCCATCAACAGCCTGAATCAGACGTTCTCCGACTATCAGCAGGCTACGGCCACGCAGATAAACGACATTACGGCGACCGTGAACGGGCATACCTCAGCCATCACCACTAACGCTCAGGCCATTGCGAACGTCAACGGCGACCTGAAGGCGATGTACAGCATCAAGGTTGCCGTGGATGCGAACGGAAAACAGTATGCTGCTGGTATGGGGATAGGTGTTGAGAATACTCCATCTGGCATGCAGTCGCAGGTGCTGTTCCTGGCTGACCGCTTCGCGGTGATGACTCAGGCCGGCGGCGCCGTGACTCTGCCGTTTGTTATCCAGAACGGCCAGGTCTTCATAAACGATGCGTTTTTCCGTGATGCCAGCATTCAGTTCGGGAAAATCACCGATTCACTGAGGTCGGATAACTTCGTTAGCGGTTCGGCTGGCGCTGGCTGGAATCTGCCGAAAAGCGGTAATGCCGAGCTGAATAACGTCACGATCCGGGGAATGGTATACGCCAGCGGTGGCAGCTTTAAAGGCACAGTAGAGGCAACGTCATTTGTTGGTGATGTTGCCAACGTTGGTGTCGGTTCGGATGCTTCATTAAGCGGAACTGCTAATTTAGTTAAAACGATTACTTATACTGACTCAGGATCAAGTAGTCTTGCTAAGAATGCTCTTGTAGAAGCAACCTTTTATTCATCAGCGAATGCCAATACCATGATGAATGTTATTATTGATATTAATGGGACATCCAAAACGTTTTCAAACCTTCCAGTGCAATCCGGCGCGTATGCTAATAATTTTTACACATTGAGATTTGGAGTTAAAGGAATAAATACAAATACAGTTAAAGCAACATTGACTATCGTTAATGCTAACTCAGTAAGTAAAATTATTTATTCTCCAAGCTTAATGATTACCAGAGGTACGGGCTCATTTGTTGGCTAGAAATAAATGAGTGATAAAATTTTGTTGTTATTGAGGGCTGGAATATTAAGCCCTCCTTTTCACTAACTATTAATTCATACCAATTGGTTAACTGCATTTATTTGAGCGGAGAAATTAACTATCGCTCTCAAAAACTCATTTCTAATTATGCAAAATCCGCTCAGGTGATGCATTGCGAACAGGAGAAAATATGCTTTATAAC